CCCCAACCACGTTGGCGAGCTGCACGGCTGGTTCCAAGTGCTGTGTCCTGAGCTGCTGAGCGTTCGCCCTGGTAAAGAGGGCTGGCCCGATGTCAGCGACTACGACCACTTCTTGAAACGCTATGCCCGCTACCGGCCCACCAAGTACGGCATTCAGGTGACAGGCACCATCAATGCGGCCGAGTTCAAGCGCCGCTTTGCGTCCATCATTTTCCGCCAGCGCAAAAGCGACTGCGAAGGCCTGATACCGCCGCTGCGCGTCGGGCATATCGTGCTGGAATCGCACAAGCCACACATGCTGCGCCAACTGGAAAAACACCCGGATCACCTCAAGCTGATGGCGCTGCTGGCCACGCTCGACGCTGACATGCCGGACGCCTATAGCCGGCTCAAAGTCATGCTGGAAAAGGTCGAGCTGGCCACCCTGCGCCGCCTGACCGCGATTGCGAAAATCGCCCCGGTCGCAGAGCTGGTGCGGGATGAGCTGTACGGCGGCATAGAGAAAATCGTGCTGTTCGGCCATCACCGCGAGCTGCTGGAAGGGCTGTTCGACCGCCTGGGACAGTTCAACCCGGCCGTGATCCACGGCGGAATCGACAAGGCCAAACGACAGGCCGAGGTCGACCGGTTCCAGACGGACCCCACCTGTCGCGTGTTCGTCGGCCAGATCGATGCGGCGGGCTTGGGCTGGACGCTCACCGCGGCCAACCAGTTGCTGATGGTCGAAGCCAGTTGGGTGCCGAGCAAGAACCAACAAGCGATTGACCGGATCAGTCGCATCGGCCAGACGGAAAACTGCTTGGCGCGGTTTGTCGGGCTGGCGGGCTCCATTGATGAGGTTGTAATGCGGGTTCAGGCCCGCAAGGCCGAAGCCCTGAACGCCCTGCTGCTGTAGGGGGCTGGGCTACACAAACGCTCGCCACTGACTGGCGGGCCAAGATGTACATTTGTCCAAATGTCCAGAAGAACATTTGTCCATTTGTACAAATGTACAATAGGAGTGTCAACCATGCAACTGAACATCACCGTCGATCCGTCCCATGATTCCGCGCAAGAACTGTGCGCCCTGTCCGACTTCCTGCTGTCGTTGGCGGGTCCAGCGGTCCAGGGGCCACAATGCTCCCATGCCCCGCGCACCAGCGGCGAAACCGACAACATCGCGGGCGCAAGCCCTGACGTGGTGATTGTCGACGACGTAGAACCCGAGCCAGAGCCCGAGCCAGTAGCGACCAAAGCCCCGGCCAAGAAAGCCGCACCGAAGGCCAAAGCCGCGGCCAAGGCCAAAGAGCCTGAGCCGGCGCCAGTTGATGCCGAAGTCGTGGACGAGCCCGAAGAAGACGGCCCCGATTACGGCAAGTTGCGTCTGGAAATCCGCACCCGCTTTGCCGACTGGGCTGAGCAGGTGGGCATGATCGAAGGCAAAGCGCTGCTCGATGACTTCAACGTGGCCAAGTTCAGCGAGCTGGATAACAGCCAGTTGAAGGCGTTCAGCAACAAGCTGGCCATGCTGGAATCCGATCTGTGAGCGCGGCGCGGGAACTGCCAGCGCATAGCGAGTTAGGCGGGTCCGTTATCGCGCTGGTTGAACTGTGCCCTGGCTCTTACTCGCTGTCGAAGGGGATGCCAAACACCGCGGGCAAACACGCCCGTGAAGGCTCCCTTGCGCACGCGCTGGCCGAAGTGTGCCTGCGCAAAGGTACGGACCCTGAGCTGTACCTAGACCGCAGCCTGCCCGGTTTTGAGGGGCTGGTGATCGACGCGGAAATGGTCGAACACGTTGGCCGCTACGTTGACTATTGCCTGTCGGAAACGCAGGAAGGCGACGTGGTGCTGATCGAAGCAAAGTTCGACCTGTCCGAGCTGGGAGAAGACGCCGAGGAAATGTTCGGTTCCTCCGACTACGTGCGGTTGCGGCCGTCGACGGGCCATCTGCTGGTGGTCGACCTCAAGTACGGGGCTGGCGTGCCGGTGGAGATTCTGACCAAGGACAAGAAGCCGTCGCGCCAGTTGCTGTACTACGCCGTAGGCGCAGCCATCAAGGTTCGCGATGAGGGCCACATTGTCCGCAACGGTACGTTGGTGATCTACCAGCCGCGAGCGCCGCACCGCGATGGCGTCTGCCGCGTGGTCGACGTGTCGGCCATGGATCTGCTCGACTGGATTGGCGAGTTGCTGGCCATCGCCCGTGCAGCCTACGCGCCTGACGCTCCCCTGATTGCCGGCCATCACTGCCGCGAAAAGTTCTGCAAGGCACTGCCCCGCTGTCCTGAGCATGCCAAGTGGATCACCCGCCAAGCCCAACTGGAGTTCACACCGGTTGGCCTGGAAGTGCTGGAAAGCGACCCCCGCCTGCTGCCCCCAGAAACGCTTTCCGCCGTCCTCGATGCTGCGCCTGCCGTCACGGCCTGGATAAACCAGTGCCAGCAATACGCGCACCAAGGGCTGGAACGTGGCGAAGGGTTCCCCGGCTGGAAGCTGGTGGACAAGCGACCGTCGCGGCAGTGGAACGCCCCGCAAGCCAAGCTGGTGGCCAAGCTGGTCGAGTTGGGCGCAGCGCGTGAAGCGCTGTTCTCGGTGCCCAGCCTGCTGTCACCGGCACAAGTGGAAAAGCTGTTACCCGCCGACAAGCGAAAGGAGCTGGCCGAGCTGACCAAATCCGTATCGTCCGGCACCACGCTGGCTAAAGACGACGACAAACGCCCGGCCGTTAAAGCCGGACCTGCCGCCGATTTTGATCCGGTTTAAATGTACAAATGTACAATTGTCCAGAGGAATAGAGAAATGGCCGAAGCCAGAAGCGAAGTGCTGCGCACCCCGGAAGCTGTCGCAAGTTTCCTGAACGTTTTTCGCCCGCACCCGGAGCAGAAGACCAAGGACGGGCGCCCGAAATACACCCTGACGCTGATCTTCAAGCCCAAGGCGCAGAAGACTCCCGAATTCAAGGCACTGAAACGCGCTGTCGAGGAAGTCACCGCCGCCAAGTGGGGCGATGAGCGTCCGAAAAAGCTGAAAACCCCGTTCCTCACCGCCGAGGATCTGGACAAGGTGCCAGCCGGGCTGGACGCAGAAGACGTGTTCATTCGTCTGACCGCCGTGAACAAGCCTGGGATCGTGGACCAGAACGTCCAGCCGATCATGGACGAATCCGAGCTGTATGCCGGTGCCCGTGTGCGTTGCTCCGTCCAGTGCTTTAGCTGGGTGGACGACAAGGGCGGCAAAGGCGTGTCGTTCGGCCTGAACAACATCCAGAAAGTTGGGGATGGCGACCATCTGGCTGGGGGTTCCCGTGCCGAAGACGACTTCGACGCGGTGGAAAGCGACGACAACCTGCTGGATTAACTGGGGGTTTGCTGTCCATTTGTACATTCGTACATTTGGACAGCGTTTTCTATGACCGAACTCCATCTAGACTTCGAAACCCGCTCCGTCCTCGATCTAAAGCAGGTCGGAGTGGCGATCTACGCCAATCACCCGCTGACCGATGCGTGGTGCTTTGCGTGGGCCTTTGACGATGAACCCGTAGAGCTGTGGTGGCGTGAAACGCCGATCCCGCAAAGGGTGATCGACCACATCCGCGGCGGGGGCAAAGTGTCTGCGTTCAATGCCTCTTTCGAGTGGCATATCTGGAATTTCGTGCTGCGCCGCGACGACCCGTCGCTGCCAGAAATGGACTACAAGAGCCTTGATTGCACCATGGCCCGTGCCGTGGTGATGGGCTTGCCACGTTCCCTGGAAGTGGTCGCCTATGCCCTGTCGCAGAAGACAGCGCGCATGGAAAAGGATCTGGCCGGGCGCCGGCTCATGCTGCAGATGGCGCGACCCCGCTTTCACGGGCCACAAGGGCTGGCATGGTGGGACGACTACGTGCGCCGCGAACGGTTGGGCGCCTACTGCATCAAGGACGTGGAGGTGGAGCGCTGGGCGGCGGGCTACCTGCGCCCGCTGACGGCCAAGCACCGCCAGTTGTGGGAAATGGACTTTCGCATGAACCACATTCGTGGCGTGCAGATCGACGTGCCGCTGATCCGCCGTGCCGAGGAAGTCACCCGGCTGGCCGTGGCCGACCTGTGCGACGAACTGGCGCAAATCACGGGGGGAAGGTTGGGCAGTGCCACCCAAGTGCAGAAGTTCCAAGCATGGCTGGAGACGCAAGGCCACGCCCTGCCCAACCTGCAGAAAGAAACACTGGAAGCCGCCCTGGAAGACGACGATCTGCCGCCTGTGGTGCGCCGTGCGCTCGAAATCCGTCAATCCGTGGGCAAGACATCGGTTGCCAAGATCCCCGCCTTCCTGCGCCGTACAGACCCCAAGCAGCGCATGCGCGGCATGCTGCTGTTCAACGGTGCCGGCCCCGGCCGCTGGACCGGCCAAGGCGCGCAACTGCACAACCTGCCACGACCCACCGTGTCGAAGACAGATGTACGGTACATAGTACGCGTATTACGTAATGCGCAGATGAGCCCCCGTGAAAAGGTCGATCTGCTCAATGCTGTCTACGGCGCCACCCTGCCCTGCGTCTCTGAGGCAATCCGCGGTTTTATCGTGGCGCGACCGGGCCACCGCCTGCATGTCCGCGACTTCGCGAACATTGAGGGCAGGTGTATCGCGAGAATTGCGGGGGAAGACTGGAAGCTCAAGGCGTTCCAGGCATTCGACGATGGCCACGGTCCTGACCTGTACCGCGTGGCTGCGGCTGGTATCTTTGGCTGTACTGTCGAGGACATCGACGACGAGCTGCGCGGCGTGGGCAAGGTCAGCGAATTGGCCCTCGGGTTTGCCGGTGGCGCACCCGCCCTGACCAAGATGGCCCGTAAATACGGCATCCAGTTGGTCGACTACATGGCCGTTATCCGGTCCTCCGTGAGCAACAAGGTCATCAGCCGCGCCGAGTGGGGTTGGACCAAATACGGGTTCCGTGCCGGGATTGAGCAGAACGCCTGGATGGCGGCGGAAATGGTCAAGCTGGCATGGCGGGACCGTCACCCGGCCATTGTTGCGCTGTGGGACAAGCTGGTGGAGGCTGCCATGGCCGCCATTCGGGAGCCCGGCGTACAGTTCACTTACCGGGATGTGACGTACCAGTATGGCAAGATCAAAGGCCACGGCTATCTGCTGTGCCGCCTGCCCAGCGGGCGCCTGCTGTACTACCCGCATGCCCAAATCAAACACCAGACCACGCAATGGAACACTGAGGACGCGTATATCTCCTATTCGTCCACGGACCCAAAAACGCATCGCTGGTGTCAGCTCGCACTGACCAAAAACATCGCTGCAGAGAACGTCACCCAAGGCGATGCGTTCGACTTCCTGGCCGAAGCCATGCTGCGTGGCGAACAAGCCGGCTTTCCCTCGGTCCTATCGGTTCACGACGAAAATATCGCCGAAGCGCCAGAGGGGGCGAACGATGATTTGTTCGACCAGCTCATGGCCGAGCGGCCGTATTGGGCCAAGGATATGCCGCTGGCGGTGGCCGGCTTCGTCGACCGTCGATACCAAAAAGCCTGACCAGTTGTCCAAATGTACAAATGTTCATTTGTCCAAGTGATAGCACTGCGCTAGAGTTCGGTTTCCTACCCTCATATGGAAGTCCCATCATGTCCCAAAAAGTCTGGCTCGTTTGTAGCCAAAAAGGCGGCGTCAGCAAGTCGACCATTGCCTATGCACTGGCCGAACGCCTCGCCGCGCCGGGCGTTAGAGTCGTGCTGTGTGATTCCGACTTTCCGCAATTCTCCGTTCTGACACTGGCCGAACTGCGCGAGCAACACGCAGGCGAGCCGTTGCCATTCTCCGTGGCGGCGTGCAAAGACACGGGCGAAGTCGGCCGCAAGTCCAAAGGCTTCAACCATGTCGTGATCGATGGCGCACCCCACGCCAGTCAGGACACTTACCACTATGCGAAGCATGCGGACGTGGTGATCCTGCCGACGCGCACGGCGGTGATCGATCTGACGCCCAACCTTGAGTTGGCCCGTAGCCTGGAAGCCCGCGGAATCCCCCGCGACCGTATGATTTTCGTGCTGACACAATCGCCAAGCAAGTCGGAAACGGCGACTGCTCGCACCATTCTGGAGTACTAAGGCTG